CATCACTGGCCGGAGGCGCAAAGGACTGTTCCACGGACTGTGACTGTTCGTCTTTATTCCGTGCAATTGTGAAACCGAAAAGTGAAAATTTATTTGCCATAGTATTTTATTCCAAATCAAAAAAGCATAATGAGAGAGGCCAAAACCTCTCTCGTAATATAATAAAGATTAACTTGTTGTATCTGTTTCCCACCATTGATAGGCAAATGTTACGCCGTATTCTTCAATGGTATCATTTGAACCCCAATCCAAATCAATTGGTGCCAAATCAAGTGGATACATTCCGACAAAGTTATATGTTTTCAAAGCATCGCCAGTTTTGCTGTATTGTGTAACAGATGCATCTACTGTGTAAGAAGATGGTGTTGTTGCACTAGCGTTACGGACATTACCCGCATGACTATTGATTGCGTTCATCCAAGATTCGATAGAATTACGAATCGAGAAATCTTCATCATTGATGATTTGCAATGTCCAGTCAGCAAAAGTTCTGTTACCGGCAAATTTTAGTTCACGACCAAAGTAGTAAACTGGAACTTGACCAATTGTAGAACCTGGTAACTGTGCTGCTTTGGCCATGAAAGTTGCTTTCTGGCCTGCAGTCGTACCGTTTGCAGCGATTGCTGGGAAGGTTAATGTTACTTGGAATAGGTTAGGACGGGCGCCGTCACCAACCATATTCGCTCTAAAGTCTGCTACATTGAATGCCATTTGTTTTCTCCTATATCGTTAGTTATTTATTAGAACTTACCAACGACTTCAGTAAAGTCTACACCTGTTCTTACTGCAACAAAGTTCAACTGGATAAAGTTGATAGAACGAGCAGGTTTAACATAAATGTCACCAACAAACTGATTGGCAGCAACGACTTGGTCTGTATTATTTGTAGTATCACAAACAACACGGAAGTCATAGATACCACGGCGACCTTGAATATCACGCAAGAATGGAGTTACTAATGCAACAAATTGAGCACGGGTAAATTCATCATTGAATTCAAACAACGAGAATTTAGCAGCAGTAGAAATTGCCTTTTCAAGAACAATAAACAATCTGCGGACATTAATGCGGTCAAATGCGGAAGGTTTAGCTTGCAATGTCTTGTCACCGTAAAGGATAATACCTAGACCAGGGAAAGACACAACAGGATTAATACCAACTGCATACAGATTATCTCTGTCTGTTTTGCTTGGGTTGTATGCCAAACGAACAACATTCTTAATATTGCCACGATTGAAACCAGCAGGTGAGAACCATGGATCATTGGTTGTATCGGTGTTTACGCAAAGTCCAGCAACGTCACCGTTTAATGGAACATAACGATAGATGTTATTGTATTTGTCAAACATATACTTCCAACCAGTATCAGCAACTGCATATGATGTAGAACGAGCTAATGAAGTATTCCAAGCCAAAATGTTTGCAGCTTCGTTGCCATATTGGTTAACAACAGCAGAAGAAGGAGGCGAAACAAATGCAACGCAATCTTTTCTTGTGTTAACAACATTGTCAATTACCCATTGTTGAGTAACAACACTATGACCACCAGTCATTACCAAAGAAATATCAATATCTTCAGCACTTTGAAAATATTGATATGCAGTTTGTAGACCTGCTGTACCTGGAACATCATCAGTACCACCACTTAAAGCAGTTGTAACTGACTTGGTTGCTGTGTTACCTAAAGTTGCAAAACTACCACCTAGAGCCAATGTTTGACCCCAAGATAATTTAGTATTTGAATAATCAGGATGGTCAGCAACGTAGATGTATTTTGAATTATTGAAAATGCTTGTCTTATAGTAATTTGAATTACCTAAAGAGTCGGTAGAATTAACTGCCTTAGACAAGTATGGGAAAGTTTCAAGAACTGTATTTTTAACACCAGTGAATAAACCACCAGCGTCAACAACAACAATGTGAACTTCATCGTTAGCTGCACCAGCTTGAGCTGCAGCATTAGATGTACCAGGTGCGCCATTGAATAGTGAACTTACTAAAACACCATTTACATTCCATGTTGAGAATGTGCTTGATGAATCAATGATAGAAACAGTTAATGAGTTACCTAAAGCACCAGGGTAACGAGCAACAAAAGAACCTAAAGCGTTACCGTTATCTGTTGTGTTAATGTATGCGTTGTAAACTTCATTAGGAATCTGAACACCAGGAGCAACAGTATTTGCTTTAGCGTTAAAACCATTCGCACCAATTGCACGAACAACAGTTAAATTATTACCGTATGCCAAGAAAGAAGCGGCAGTAAAAAATGAGGCAGCTGTGTTGTTGTCTGGTTTACCGAATTTGTTAACGAGCGTAATTTCGCTGTCAACGGAAGTTCTTAAATTTGCTGGACCCCATACGAAGCCTCCTGCAAATGCACCGGCAGTAGTTTGTACCGAAGGAATGACCGTAGTTAAGTCAATCTCGGATACGTTTACGCCTGGAGAGATTTGGAATGCCATTTGATTATCTCCTTGAATATGATGTTGTATTGGCAGTTATAATACCATGATAATATTTATGTAAGGTCATATTTAGAGATTCCGTAATGAATCTTGTATAAAACCTGCATAGACTTCACCACCATCGGATACTTCCCATACGTCACCATCAAAAACTTCTAGTCCTGGTCTATTAACACCAGTTTCAATTATGGGTGCTGGTAGTGTTTCGTCATCCAACTGGTTCATGTTCTCCAATTGGATTTGTTTTCTAATATCGTGATTAACGATTTCTTTAAAATACTTCTGTGTTGCTGCCCATGCAAACAAAACCAAGGTCATGGCCATGTCATCGTTTGCATCACCTTCAGCCGCAAAAGAAGTCTTGTTGGCTACAAAAGTAGTCAGTTCAGAAATGGTATCAAAGTCTACAATCTGTAACTTATCACCTTCAATCAAAGTTTTTAAGTTGGAACAACCAACTCGTTTGACCGCAGGCGACATTTTAAGTCCCATCTGAACACCACGACCAAATCCACTATGTAATTGCTGTGGCTTTTTGTTGCCTGTAAATACTTTCCAAAGGTTTTCATACTCAAGGTCTTGGTGAATGACATCTGCAACTTGTGGATTGTTATTAATTTCTACCAAAATATAAGCATCATTATATAATCTTGCAGCATTATAGATGACTGTTGGAAAAAGAATAGGTGAAATTGATGACGACTTATAGGTTGCAACCTGTCTATATGGTGTAGTTGAGATATCGAATACAGAAAAGGCTGAACAATCCAAATTACGACCTTCTGATACGTCTACCGTAATGGCATACAGGTGGTCTTTAGCCGTTTCATCGTCACCTTTAATTGGATGTTCATAGATATTAATCTTATCATGCACCGCAATAGGATTCTTATAAACCATTTCTTGTAGTTTTTTACCAGAAATAAGAGTATTAGAAGAACCTAAGAACTCAGTTTCAAACTCTTGACGGAACTGATATTCGGATGTGTTTCGAATTGTTTCTTCTTTCCAAGCCTCATCACGACCTGGTACCATAGACCAATGAACTTCAAACGGAACATAATTGTTGTTCTTATTAACTGCATCGGTCCAAATCTTATAGAAAAGATTCATACCATTAGGTGTAGAAACAATAATAATCTTAGTTTTGGTACCAGCAGTAATAACTGGATAAACTGAGGTGATAAAGTCGGTTGCAATATTTGCCGGTACGAAAGCAAACTCGTCTAAGAATACAATGTTAAACGAACCAGAACGAGCTGCTGAACCTGATGTTGAAGATGCGATGATTACAGAACCGTTTTCTAATTCAACACGGCCTTTGTTCCATTCTACCACACCTTGTTGCAACCACATAGGTAGATTTTCATATGCTAACTGGAGTTTACCTAGAATACCACGAGCAGTTTCACCACGGTTGGCAAGAACTGCAATTGATTGTGAATCTTTGAATAGAATAGTCCAGAGTAGATATGCAACCGTTGTGGTGGTTTTACCAACCTGACGAGGACATTTCATGATTGTAAAACGATTATCATTAAATGTTCTAATCATGTCCTCTTGGAAGTCATACATTTTAAATGGTACGACACCTTCATCAAGAGTAATAATTTTAATGTATTTGGCAAAGTAGATTGGGTCTTTAGAACATTTAATATATTCTTCAACCTGTTCTTCCGTAAATTGTACCTGAACACCTACTCTTTTGAGTAGGGGGTTATCACGGTACGAATCTTTGGTTTTAGTTGCCATCTAATAAATCCTTGGCCGGTATTTTTGCATGAGGAGTATTTAGATTATCGGAGTAGTTGTTGGCTACATGATGCACCCAACATCTTTCAAAACCTTCTACTGGTACTACTGCACGATGAGAATAACCATATGGAACTTTGTGATACATATTGCCTATGTTCGCAGACTCTCTGATACCATAGTTGTGATATTCTCCTGGTATTGCATATTGAGAATGTAAATGTTCGATGACATCGTATCTGTCCATAATAAACATACCTTGATATGGTTCAGGTAGAAAAACAAATTTTTGTCCTTCTAAAACGATTGCATCGCATATACCAGGTTTTCTGGTGGCATCTAAAGATACCGCAACACCGTCTTTATATTCAATACGATGTATGGCAGGAATAAAGTTTAAATTCTTTTCTTGAAATAAACTCTTAGTTTGGTTCCAATAAGCCATAGTTTTGGCTGTAAGTTTCATGTCATCTTCTAGGTACACATAGTGTGTATAGTCAGTCTTTAAAAACTGTTGCATATACTTTTTGTGTTCCCATGTAAGATGGTATGGATGTTTTAAATTACAGGCAACATTTACCACAGCTTCACAATCAAACATTTCATTACTATTAACAATAATAATAGTTTCTTCTGTGGAAATGTCATT